CTAAAAATAGTGTTATTAGGGTGTGTTCCAAATCCTAAAATAACATTTGCATCTACAAAACTAAATCTGGTTACCTCGTCATTTGGTACATATGCAATTATATTTGGATTCAAGGAATCATAATAATTTTCATCAGCTACAAATAAAGCTGATTGTTTAAAGTCTATAAAATAACCATTTGCATCATATTTTTTTGTAGCTTCATTAAATGGTTCAACATAATCTAATTCATAAACTGTATAAGTATTAATTCCATCGGGTAATGGGTCTGATGGGTTTGCTTTTGTAAACAATACTTTTAAATATTGATTTTGTGGTTTTGCATAATACCCATTAAGAATTGCTGTTGGAATTACTAAATAATTATTTGTAAAATCAAAATGTACTTGGGAAAAACTTGCAGGTAATGCAATAGAATCTGCAACCTTGCCCCTTAATTGTAATGGCATATTTATTCCAGTGCTGTAACTCTTGCCTCTAAAGTTATGTAATCAGCTTGCAAGGTTGCAACATCTGCAAGAAGGGCAGCAACATCATCTAAGATTTGTTGAATGTCCACAGCTACAAATTCAATTGCAGTTTCCCCAACATTAACTTTTAAAAAGTATTCACCAGATCCAACCATGGAAGGGAAGTCTGATAAAGAAGTTATTTCAATTGTTCTAAAGGCTCTATCACCATTACCATCAACCCCATAAAAAGTATCTGTTGCAGGGCTGGCAGTATCCCCAACCAATTTAATATCAACAAAATTATGATGGGGGTTCCCACCCCCCTCAATGCTGTTAGTTGTGGTTACATCAGCAGCAGCAAATGCAATTGAAATTCCATTAGAACCAACGATACAAGATTTATAAGCATCTGCCTTGGAACCTGCATAACTTGCAGGGGTATCTGATAAGGCAATAAAGGTTGTGTATTCAGCATCAACTATTGGCCCAAATTCTAAGAAACTTCCAGTATCATCAACTTTTACAACCCTTCCACCATTTCCAATAAAACTATCGGGGCCAACATCTGTTAACCCTAAAAACTCTTTTGAAATAATTGCACTGGCATCTGCATATAATGTTGCAGTTGTAACTTCAATACCTTCTGCAGATGCATATACCGAAGTTACAACATCCATTGTTGCATTGAATTCTGGGGGTGGGTTATAAACTGGGGGAACAATTAAAACTAATGGAACTTCTGAATCATTGTATGCAACTATCACCCCTAAATGATAGCCTTTTGAAATTCTTGGCGCAGGGGAAACATCTTCATTTCCAACATGGTAGGCAATGCAAGTAGTTCCAGTATTTACAATATATCCATCAGCATCAATTGAACCAAAGCTTAAATATCCAGAACTATCATTGCCTGCAACCATTCCAAAAAAAGTAACTGCATCTGGTATTAACCATGCTTTAATTGTTTCATCATAGGTGCAATCAATATTTGCAGGGTTGTAAACCCATACCATCTGCGGATCATTTAGATTTGGGATTTCAGAATCAATGGGTCTGTTTAAAGATCCATTCTTATTTTTTTTAACCAGCCTTAGAATTTCCTTGGCTGTTTCAAAATCAAATCCTACTGGGGGTGGCATTAGAAGAATCCTAATCCTGGTAGAGTTGCAAAATCAATTTCACCATAAACAGTTGCAGCAGTAAATAAAATATATTCTGGGGCAGTATTATCTGGGTTCTTTTTTCCTGCACCATCTAAATCAATTGGAACTGAAACAACATTTCCCCCGCTGGTTGCCATTACCAATTCGCCATTATCTTTTTTAATCCTATAACCCTGATCTCTAATATACATATCCCAGCCAGTAATTTCTGCATCTGTAATTGTGGTATTGATTTCTATTTCATAGGTTAACCGCCAATATTGATAAGAACCTTCAAGAATTAGTTCTGTACCTATGCCTTTAATTTTTCCGGTTTTGTCTGTAATGGTAAGGGTACAACCTGTGCCAGTAACAAAAGTATTAGTTGCGTTATTTACTTTCCCAATATAGGTTGCCAAATCATAAGCATCAATCGTTGAAACATTGCAACCAATGGTGAACACTGGCCTAAATCTTTCAATGGTAACAGGGGGAACAAAAGGATCACCTGCAGAATTCCTTAATTCTGTTAACACTTCTGGAAATGAAATAAAGGTAACTCTAAAATCAGGTGGTCTTAAGGTTGGGTTGGCTTCCCTATCTTCTGGTTTCTGCCCTTGGTTTTGTGTCTCAACATTTGCGGGTGGGCTGCTTCCATTGGCTGCATTTGTTGATGCATCTGGATTGCTGCTGTATTCAATAACCACTTTCCAAGTTTGTGGATCATCAGCTTCTGGGTTGATGTTTACCGATTGGGCATAACTATCATCATCGCCTGGGTATAAATCACCAATTTGGGGGCAATTGCCATGGGCATAAATTGCATCATAAATTGAAATATCAGATTGTTCCACTGTATCGGTATGAACAATAAAAGATCTGGTAAAAGTGTTTTGAAAACTTTTATCAAGGGTTGCTTTTCTTTCATTCCAAAGTTCTTCAAATAAATCTATTGCCATGGTTTCCCCTTAGACTGGCCCACAGAATGCCATAACTTGCGCTGGCCTTTGCGCCAATATTGCTCTGGCTATTGCCTGTTGTGCTTCTAGTTGTTCTTGTTGCAATTGATTTGCCAAAGCCATCAACTCTTTAATTTCCTGTTGCACATCTTTTGTTTTGCTTTGCATATCAATTGTAGCTTTAAAATCTTCTGCGCTGCCTCTGGTTATTGCACTTGCAAATTTCTGTTCCCCAGATATTCCCATGGATGATTTAAGCTTTGCCAATGCCCCTGATGAACCAATTGCAAAAGCTTGGAACCCTTGTTCTGATCCATCAAGCATCATATTTAATTTTGCTATTTCATTTTGATAAGTTTGCAAAGGGGTTAGATTTTCATCTAAGAATTTCTGCCATAATGGTCTTTCATCCAATAAAGGTTTATTAAGATTTGCATTAAGTTCTTCCCATTGCTTTTCAAAGTCTGCAAGTTCAATTGCAGCAATTTGTGCTTCCTCTTCAATTGCACTTAGCCAAGTTCCACCCCCACCAGATGCAGGTTGCAACATATCATTCATATTTGCCCCTGCTCCAAAATCTCCACCAATCCCACTAGAACTGGTATCCATTAAATCTTGCATTTGATCATTCATTAAACCTAATGCATTAGCAGCACTATTGGCTCCATTGCCGATGGTTACTAATCCGTGTTCATATCTTCCAATGCTTAATAAAGATTCTGTACAAGCAACACCAACATCTAAAATCACATCCTTGGCATTAAGCAAAGGATTAACAACCCAACCTTGTAACCCTTGGGCTGTGTTCCCCATAATGTTTGCCCACCAACCAATATCTTCTGCAGATTTTTTTACTGCTTTTCCTGTTTCCATTAAAAAAGCAACAACCTGTTTTAGTATGTCAACCAATTCCTGTGCCATGTTACCCATTGAAGAAATCAAATCCTCTGCGCTGGTATCATCTGCAAAGGTTTGCCAGCCATTTAAGAACCCTGCAATTTCTTCCATTATCAATTTGGTAACACTTGAAGCAAAAGCCCCAATCTTTTCAAACATGGGTGAAAGTTCTTCAATTTTAATTGAAATTTCATTAAAGAAATCTGTAATAGTTCCACCCATTGCAACCAATCCAAAACCCTTTAAAATACTCACGCCAATATTTTGAAATAACACTTCAATGTTATTGGTAACCCTATTCCAAATTCCACTAAAACTATTGGCAGAAGCTTCAGCAGCAGCAAGCATTGCTGGCATATTTGCAGCATCTGAAATTGCTTGTGTTGCTTGCGTAACACTTACTAAACCCTGGGCAACTCTTCTTTTGGCTTCATCAACAGAAACCCCCATTGAAATTGCAAGGGCTTCAAAAACTTGAATCCCTTCCTCTGATAATTTCCCAAGGGCTGCCATGGTTGCCCCGCCATCTGCAACCATATCTGCAATTTTATCTGTGATTAAAGCCAATATCTTTTCGGGATTTCCAAGGGCAACCCCCAAGAGATTAAAATTCTTAATCAAACCTTGAATTGCATCAGGTCTGAATTTCAATGCAGCCAATCGGGTTGCAGCTTCTCCCAATGCAGTAAAGCTTGCACTAGGGCCAGCCTTCATGATGGTTTGCAAACCTGTTGCCAAACCTTTAAACCCTGTCATTGAAGATAATCGCCTATCGAGTTCTTGAAACTTTGATCCTGATTCAATTATCTTTGCCCCCAAATCAACAACCCCGCTAACAATGCTTTTAACTAAAGCCATTGCCCCATCAAAAACCTTGGTGAATGCAGCAGTAAAGAAACCAATCCCCAACATATCTGTAAGCTTCATGCCAGTTTTAGGAACTGCTTTTTTCTCTTCTGGCTTTTTTATTCCTAGTTTTACTTCTGTATCACTTAATTTCTTTTCAGCTTTTTCTAATGCGCTTAATTCCTTGGCAAGTTTAACTGCTGCGCCAGAATCAATTGCCATTTGCCTTGCTTGCATATCCAATTTTTTATTTAGTATGTCGGTTTCTGCTGCCATCTTTTTTGCATTTAAAACAAATTCAGCAGTGTTTTTATTAACAGGAATTGGTGGTGGTTTTATTGGAATTGGGGGTGGGGGTTTAATTCCTCTGGCCTTATTTTCCAAATCAATTATTTTCTTTTCTTGGGCTTCAAGTTTCTGCATATCCTCATAAAGCTTTTTAGTTGCCCCGCTATCAATATTCATTTGCCTTGCTTGCAATTCCAAAGCCTTGGTTGCCATATCGGTTTCAGATTTCAGATTCATTTGCCCTTTAACAAATTCTGCTGTATTGGTATCTATTTTTGCAGGGGGTTCAATTACTGCAATTGGTTGATTAATACCTTTAACTTTATCTTCTTGGGCTGCCAATGCTTTTTCTTGCTCTTCAAGTTTAACCAATTCATCATGCAAAGCCTTGGTTGCCCCTGAATCAATGTTCATTTGCCTTGCTTGCAGGTCAAGCTTGCGGGTTGCAATGTCTAATTCTGTTGATAAGGTTTTCTGATTTGCAGCATATCCAATAGCTTGATCATCTAAAGCCAGCATTGCAGCCATTGAAGCCTTATTTTCTAAAGCCAAATTCCTTTGCTTTTGAGTATTCAATTCAATTAATAAAGAATTATTTCTAAAGGCTGCATCATTTTTGAATAGGTTGGTTTCTAGTTCTTTAAATCCTGTATTTAATTTTGCTTGTTGAAATGCTAATTCTTTTTCATCCTTCAAATAAATCAGGGTTGCGCCATCAAGCAAAACCAGATTATCAGTTGCAAGTTTGGTTGCTTGCGCTGTCAAATTCATATTCTTAACCAGAATAGAATTACTAACTGCAGAATCCTGGAGTTCTTGAACTGATTTGGTTTGATGATCTAAACTTGTGGTTACATTGTTTGAACTTGTAACCACTATATTATTAGCCGTTGAAAGCTTATCAGTTTGTTTGGCTGCATTATCTAAAGCAGAAGTAAAACCAGATAGGTCTGCTGTAACACTTAGACTGGCTCTACCTAGATTAACTTCAGCCATTTTTTTTCACCTTTACATTTTTGCCCATGGTTGCAAAGGCTGCTGCCATTTGTTCTGCTGTTGCTGGTTTGTTTTTTTCACCCAGCCAATCAGGAACAAAATCAGATAGCTTATATTTGGTTGATGAATGGCAAGCAATCTGCGTATGCTGTACCATCCCCAACAAATAATCCAACCTGCTATCCCCTATTGGTTCTATTCTTGAAAAAGCAACCCATTCCATAAATTCAGAATGGCTTAAATTTTCTTCCAATTCCCCAACAGTTTTTTTGAGATGCCCCGCTAATCTAAATAGAAATAGCCTGGGGGCATCTTCCCTTAGTTTTTTTCCGCTTCCTCAACTGCTCCTGATCCAATCTTGTTTATTTTCAAAATTGCATCAAAGATTTTTTCTAAGATTGTTGCAGGTAATTTATTTACATCACCAATATCTGATTCAGAAAACAAAGCTGATCCATCTGCATTGCAACAACCCTTAATAAGCATCCTTGCTCTAAGATTGTCAGGGGTTTTCCCTTTGCCCCTTGCAGCATTAAAATCTGCATCGATAGAATCTCTTTCCCCAACTGTTAGACTTCTAACCCAAACAGATCCTTCCCATTCTGGAATTACGATTTCTTGCCTAGGCAAAGAATCTTTTTTAGAAAGGATCTGCAATCTATCTAAAGCCATAACTAAAACTCCTTTTAATCTGCATAATAACCATTACCCGTTATTTTAACAGTGAATGAACACTTAACAAGTTCATCACCTACACCTATAGAAGATATAGAGTATCCAGAAATAATTCCTTGCATAGTATAAGTTGCACTATTTGGCGCAGGAATTGTAACAACAACTGCAACTTCTGCCCTTGCCCAAGCCATTCCAGCCAAAGCATCAAAATCAGCTTTTTCAAAGTTTGCTTCAAAGCTGGCTTCCCCTGCATCTTCCAAACCTGCAATAAATGTATGGGCATGGGTATTACCCACATCTGCAAGATTGGTTGTTTGAATTGTGCCAATTTTAATTTGGGCTGGGGTGATTGAAATCGCTTCCCCAATTGCAGTTCCACCAACTGAAATTGTTGTTCCGTATGTTGCTTGAATTGCCATGGCTATAACTCCTAAGTAAAGGTTGTAACAGACTCTGAAAAAGTAACTACCAAATCAACTGTTGCCCTATGGGTTCCAGATTCCAACGCAGATTCCAAATCCCATCCAACAGATTCATTATCCAATCTTGCCATGAAAATATTTGTGGTATCCCAAGTTCCTTGGAAACCATCAAAAGCAAGACGGATTTCTTCAACGATTGTTTCAGCTTGCAGCCTAGTTGCTGCAAAGATATCTAATTGCAGGGTTGCAGTAACCACCCCAGAAGATTTAAGCAGGGTTAATTGCCTGTCCACCCCTGTTTTTTCATAAACCAAACAGGGCAGGGTAACAGATTCCGGTGCTGTATCAGGGTAAATCCTTGAACCTATTACCTGTCTCTTATACACATCTGACGCTGCCGACGATATGCAGTGTGT